CATGGTTTATTACCAATGATAAGAGTCCGGGCTCAATGTCCCACTTGTTTGTGCTTGTAAGGATGACGGCACATATAACTATACGGGGTCGAAATAAATTCGCCACTTCTCCTTCCGTGCTCTGTAGTGTATTGCTATTCCTTGAAAGAATTATAAATCAAAGAGTGGAGGGGCACAACATTTTTCATAACTTGTTTGTGCCTTGAGCGAAGCGAAAGGAATGACAAAAACTATGGACGGAAACGGATACGAAAGATATGCTGAAATAAGGGATATTTGTGGATTCACAGACTACAGAGTATCTAAGTTAGCAAAAATAAAAGGTGGTACTGCTCCGATTTCTAACTGGAAAAATGGTGTTTCTGTTATGAAAGAAGATAAAATGAAGTCTATAGCTGATGTGCTTGGTGTTAGTTTAGATTATTTAAAAGGTGATGCCAAAACAACACGCTGCCCTATTTGTGGATATAATGTAGATTTCCTCGATACTTTTGACAGAGAGCATCATAAAGAAATACATGAAAAATTTATAAAAATAAAAGAAGTATATCCATTTTTTACTGGCTACACGGAGTCAGAAGAAAAAAGAAACAAAAACATAGATATTCTTAATTCTTCTGCTAGTGACATTGACCGGAAAATGGAAGCATACGAAAATTATTTGCAATCTTCATTTTCGTTAGAAATAATAAGCAGCTGTTATGACATATCAAATTTAGATTATGAAGAATTTTGCAAAGAAGAAGTAAGCTTATTAAATGCAGACAGTAATATCACAGAAGAACTTATAGACAAAATTGTTAGGAAATATGGAATAGATAAAAGTTATATGATATCTACCGATCATTTATTGATTAGGGCATCAAAGAATCCACGCATTTTAAGATTACTTAATTTTGCAGAAAAGCTTCCACTGGAAACTCTTGATATGCTAATCGTCCAGGCAGAAGCTTTATACAACAATAACCGCAAGGGATGATTATTCATCCCTTGTTTTTTCTTTCATAAGAAGATAAAACCATCTTAATTTATAAGATTCTTCAATAGAATTTATCATATCAATAATTTCTTTCTTGTACTCTTCTTTAGACATTCTCTTTCCATTAGTTTTAAAATTTTCTGCCATCGTAACCACACCCCTCTCCCCTTAATTCTCCGCAGAATCTAAAGTAGCGATACATTACATTATAGAACATACGTTCTTAACAATCAATATATTTGACGCACGTTTTTTATTGTTGTAAAATATCAACAAAAGAGGACGGTGAAAACGCCAATAAACACCGCCCTCGCCAGAACTTGAAGTCCCTTGAAACAAGGGATGTTACAAGTGTATCATGTGAAAGGGGGATAAAAAACATGATGAAAAAAGACCGAATCAAAGAAATTTCGACACATTTATCAGTCAACCGTACTAATTATATGTTAAGTTTTCGTGGAAATCTCCATGAATTTCTAAATGAGCCGGACATGACGGTTTACAAGCTTGCAGATGAAGCTAATTTGCCTTATTCTACGCTTAATTCACTACTATACGGTAATTCTAACGACACAAAGCTATCGACCGCTGTTGCGCTTGCTAGAGCCTTTGGAATCAGCGTAGATGAGTTGGTAGGCTGTGGTACTATGGAAGATAAGATGTTGGAATCTGTCAAGATATGCCGCAGTCTGCCGGAACACTCTCTGTACCTTATCCGCTACTCCATCCGTCACCAAGATAAAATCTATTCCAGTCTTGAAAAATCACACAAGTATATTTCTGTCCTTAAACCGCAACTTGTGAATGGAATTATAGCCACCACAAACGCTGTAGAACCTATTTGCATAGACAAATTACCGGAAGATATAAAATCCAAGACTTATATCGGTTTGAAAATTCCCTGTGACTACTATATGCCGTTTTATCTGCCTGGGGAAATTGTTCTCCTTGCAGCGGATCGGGAACCACAAGACGGTGAACGATGTATTGTAACAAGTAATGGTGGGATACAAATTGCCGTAAAAACCCATATAATAGAATATGGCGTTAGAAAATGGAGATATGTTTCGCTCATGTCTCCGAACAGTATACTTCCGGAACACATAATTGATGACATGATAGGATATGTGGTTGGTTTTGTCAACAATGACGGTGACTGGGGAATCAGATAAATAGATTAAGAGCATGGATTTTACACCATGCTCTTTTTTGTTGTTATTTCGCAAATATTTTTTTATGACTGCTTCTGTAAATGGCAAGTTAGAAAACGCAAAGGTATTAATAGACACTATAACCACTGACGGATCAGGTAATGCCTATCTTGGAAACTATGTTGCAGTATTTGGCGTATCAACAAATACCAATGATACAAAAATTGAAGTATTTAAAAATACTCTCGGAATGTTTTATGCTCATGTAAATAATGTTGCCGGAGATAATTATCCTGGCACATTTCAATTTTATATATGGGGCATAAAAAATGTAAGTTAAATATAATAATATGTGGTTGTTATATCAATCAACATTGTAATTATAATAATTGCTATATAGAAATGATCATAGTAACTTTATAAAATCCACTTGGGATAGATCTCCCAGTTGCAATGAAAACATTACTATCTTTTAGCAATACAATTTGATATATTTTACCATCAACAGTATTAAGTATAATCGCATCTAATCTGCGGTTAAAGGTAATAACATTATCATTTTTTACAACATAGAACAATGTTCCATTTTCCGGTACTGTTTCCGTTAATTGTACAAATGCATCAATATAATACATATTATTTACGCACACAGAACAGTTAGCAGAAACAACAGAAATACCAATACTTGTATTAATTCCAAATACATTGTTTGTAATACTTAACTTGCCATTTACATCACTTAATCCTCCAGTAACAGTCCCGTCACCAATAGTCGAAATATCGGTAGTTCCGATAAGACCTATAAGTGATTTAAGGTTTTTTACAGCCAGTTTAATTTTTTCCAAAATAGATGATAACTTTTCTCCTGTCGTTAATTCCTCTAAATTTGTTGCTTCTTCAAATGCCACAGTCAAATTACTACCATCACCAGTTTTGGTCAAATAGTTTGTCAAATCTGTTTTGGGAATTGCATCTATTTTTTCATCAACAGTGGTTTTGTCATAATAATTTGTCAAATCAGAAACTTTTTTTGTAATGTATCCAGCATCATTTTCTAATTCGCTAACTTTTGTAGGTATACCTCCTGTTTGCTGTTTTGCCTGCTCCATATAATACTTTGCGTTATCTGTATCTTCTCCCTCTCTTGTTCCGGTTCCACCTACGGCATAAGATTCAGCCAATACAGATTTTGCATTTGCAGATTGCGCATAAGCAGATGCATTTGCGGATTCTACTCTAATATCTGCTAAATAATTAGGCTGCAGCATAGCATCTGTTACTGATCCTGTTTTGATTGAAAAAGAATAAGTCTTATTCTTTCCAGTACCAGTCACGGAAACAGCTATGGTTGCAGAATCTTCAAATGTCAACACCGGAATCATAGAACCAATATCAGCTGTAAACTTTGTTCCATCTTCTGTAGTCATGGTAATAATTCCGTCATCAGACATGGAAAAGCCGACAGGAATTTTTTCAATGTTAAGGTCAAAAATAATTTTTTCACCGTTGTATTTTGTAATAGTAATAACACCGGTTGTTTCATCCATAGTCCAATCAGCAATATTTCCGTTTATTGCAGACTTGTCTACTTTTAAGGCATCCTGTGATATGATACGGTTGTCCAACGCATCAATAGCAGAATCCATCTGATTAAGATTGTATGCATCTAAATCCGTGTTTTCACTTGGATAATCTTCCCAGTTAATTCTGGTATAAACCTTATTCAACGCCATCTGCAGATACCTCGCTTTCCTCTTTCATAATCTGCATATCTGATAACTGTTTAGTCTCCGAATACACTTCATACAGTACAAGCCTTTTCACCTCGATAGGCAACGGTGTTTGATTTAATACTGTCACAAGGTTGCTTTTTAATTTCTTAATCTCAAAGTTTGCTGCCATATCAATTCTCCCTTACATAGATTTCTTTTCCTTGCTCTTCTGCATATGCATACAGATTTTTGCACAGTTCAGATACCTCATATCCGCTCTGTGCAACCACTGTATCCGACATGTCAATAAGTTGCTTCATAAACTCTTCAAAACCATCGCCATCTTCCGTGCTAAACAATGTGGCATTTATTTCCGTAAACGTGGAAATTCCAATGGTAAAAGCTATATATTGCTGAATTTCTTGCCTTTCTTCCATTACTTCTTTCATTGTTTTTCCAATAATCGTTTGAAGAATAAATATTTTTTTTACCATAATAAATCTCCTACGTCATAAGTGTGACAATTCCAGATGTTGCAGTGAGCAAACCTCCAAGTGATGAAACTCCTGTAATAAAATTAACATTATGTCCAGGATAATCAGCAACATTGGCTGTTTGTGTTACCAAAGATACATCTGATACGGTTCCATTTATATAATTTTTTGTGACACTTAATGTGGCACTTGTCAGTACTGTCTTACTGCCTAATATTTGAGAAGTTGTTGATATGTTTTTTACATATTGTGAATCATATGTTGCTCCATTTCCTACCACTAAAATTCCGCTTACACTTACCATTGAAGCATCAATAGTAAGATATTGTCCCAATCCTTTTATAGATCCTGTGCTTTGCAATAGTTCGTTATAAAATTTAATTTCACCTGATGATACTTCTGTATAACTTCCGTCTTCCCCTATAGACTTAAAACTACCAGTCATTACTGCGTTTTTAGCTGTTATAGTTCCATCTGCTGATATGCTACAGTTATCTGCTTCCAATACAAAACGGTTTCCAGAAATACTTACCTGTCCACTTTCAACACTTAACTGAGAACTGACATCACCTTTTGATACTTTTAATTTGATTTGGTCTGCCTGCAAAGATATTGCCGCTGCCAATTCTACTTCTGTATCTATTGCCCTTTTCGCTTCTGCTTCAATTTTTCCTGCATTTTGCGTAATTTTCGTATCCAATCCGCTCTCTACATCCTTGATCTCAGACCGGGTCTCTTCTACATTCCTTTCTAGTTCATTAGTCTTTCCACGGAGTTGAATTATACTTTTGTTAATTCCATTTACCTGTTTACTGTACTTTGGAGATTTTCCGCTTGCTGATATGGTGTCTTTCGGTTGTTGGATTCCTTTGTATGTTCTACTCAACACATAGCTTTCTATGATTTCTTTAGCCGTATATACATTGACTGCTTCTCCAAGGCTCAAACAAGGATTTCCTATTTTTTCACAGTTATAAGGTCTATATTTTACAACTTTAATAACCTCATACAGATTTTTTGCAACCGTTTCTAGGGCATCTGCACCCATTCCATAAACAAGGAAATTATCTTGCAAAATATAACTGTTGTCGTTCTCGGTAATCTCTGTATCTGGGTAAACTGCACCAATATCATTTTCTGATTGTCTTATCTGCACTTTTGTAACTTTTTGGCAAACAAAATCTTCATATTTAACTGATTTGTATTTTCCACCAGTAACCTTTTCTTTTTCAGAACCTTTTCTAGGGTATAATCCTTTCTGTGGATATAATCCTTTCTGTGGATATAAACCTGATATTATTTCTTTAAGGAAAACATATTCAAATTTTCCATCATGGTTAATGTGGCCAAAGCATCCATTTATTGAGCAGATTGCTTCCATGACCGTCTGGCCAGAAAGTTCGCTTGGTTTTATTGTTTCTGCCACTTCCATGCTGTCATTAGGTAATGTGGTTGCTACTTGTTCAACACCAAAATATGAAAAAAAACTGTCTCTGAACTGCTTTAAGGTCAGAGGAAATTTCAACCCGTTATACCAGGAAGATACTTCTGATTCTCCAATATCGTATATAACGTCATATGCCGTCACATTTCTGTAACGCTTATCATCTGTTGGTTTATCGGAAATGACACGGTATTTTCCGAAAACAAACGGTGTGTCAGTATGTCCATTAATCACAGCAGAAACATTTATCTGTTTCCCAATCATGCTTGTGAACACGTTGGAAATTTTGAATTTTAACTGTGATGCATTGCACTGTCCAAAGGTAAGGTAATCATCATCACATAGTATTTCTTTTAATTCAAACTGTTCAAAATGGATTTCGCTGTTGGTGATTTTTACAGACTTGTCCTCTGTTTCAATCGTGATTTCCTTTTTGGATGCGCTTTTATCAAACAAATCCGCATAGGTATAGTTACTCATTCGCTACACCTCCGACAAATGAAAATTCTATCTGATTGTATTTAATCTCTCCGTCATAAGTTCCGTAGATTGTAGGCTTTATATCAGCCATATATCCATATTGTGTGACATATTGACCTAAAAATGGAATGTATGCCGTGATATTACATCCCTGTTCCGTTGCATCAATAAAGTTGCTTCGTATCCCGGACAGTAACTCTTGCAAATCGTCATCCGTCAGCATCGCAGGTGTGGAAAAATCAACACTTAATGCTTTTAGCTCCACAGCATTTCTATGTACGTATCCATTTGCATCAGTCCACGGGTCTACATCCTGCATATTTACAGCTGGCTGATAACTTTCAGCGGCTATAAATCTTGACTGGTCAATAACGTAATCTCCAATTTTTAAAAGCCATCCTTGATATGCTGACATACGCTCACCGCCTTATTGCATAAAAATAGACAGCACCCATTCAGAGTGCTGTCTGTGTTAAAATACATATACATTCTTGTGTTTTTGGTTAAATTGCTCTTGACCGTATTGTCTTGCTGCAATTCCAATTTGATCGGTTGTTATTCCAAACTCTTTTTCAAGGATTCCTTGCAGTAGCTGATTATTCTGTTTCAGAAGTGCAATTTCCTGTTGTGCCGTGGAATTGATGGCATCTTTGATTCCAGTGATTTCAACTCCACCGGCAACCGCTGTCTTGCCGCCTACTGTCCCGGCAATCTCCGGTACACCATTCTCTCCTGCCATGATCATCGTGTATCGGCTCGGAACGTAACCACCGGTATCAAATCGAGGAATACTTATTTTAGGTATTTGCACTGGCTTGAAACTTATTCCTATAGCTTCAGATATGCCACTAATCAGACCAAAACCATCAATAAAAGCGTTTATTCCATCAATAATCAGATTTACGCATCCCTCTGCTATGGATACAAGGTTGTTAAATGTTCCTTTGAAAATGTCTTTTATTCCGTCCCATGCTTTTCTCCAGTTTCCAGTAAATACACCGGAAACAAAATTAATTAGTCCTTTTAATTTTGTTCCAAGGTTTTTGATAATATTACCTATTGCGTTAAAAACAGTTTCAAAAGCAGGTTTTAAATCTTCCCACAAATGAGTGACTATGGGAGATAAAACATTGTCCCATAAGAAGTTGAATACTTCTATTACTGGTTTTACTTGTTCTACCAGAAAATTCATGGTATCGACTATCGCATCAAATGCAGCTCCTAAAACACTTCCTAATGCTTGTGCCAAAGGAACTACTACATTTTTCCAAAGTACCGTAAGTATATCAGTAACAATTTGAATTGCAGGCTTTAAGATATTTCCAAGGAATGTTCCAAACGGAACAAGCACTCCATTCCAAAGATTTTCAAAAGCACTTTGCAATTTCGGAAGCACTTCTTCACCAACATATTTTAATGCGGGATTTAGCATATCCTGCCATATGCTTGTGAATGCAGTCTTCAAAAATTCTCCTATCGGAGTAAGCACATCTACAAGCCCTGTCCATGCATTCTGTAAATCTGGTATAACCGTTGTTGTCAAAAACTCCATTGCAGGAGTTAGGTTATCCGCAATGGCTGAAATTGATTCCTTGAAACTATTTCTAACATCCTCGTTTGTCGCATATACAAGCGCAAGTCCTGCTACAACCGCTGTGATAGCCGCTGTTGCCGCTACTGCTCCTGCACTAATACCACCAAACAATCCGGTTGCTCCTGCTGCTGCCGCTCCCCCTGCTCCTGTTGCCGCTCCAGTTCCTAATAGACTTCCGAGAATTGTTTCTCCGATTCCTGCTCCTGCCTTACCGCCCATTGACAAGACAATAGAATCTTTTATTGCTTTCCACAGAATATCTCCCAAGCCAGTGAATTTCAAAAGTCCTATTGCTGTCAGAATCGTGGTTTCGATTGGTGCAGCATCGAAACTTCCTTTCCACAGTTCGATTGCCGCTGTAATTGCTTGTCCTATAAAGTTTCCGGCAGATGTAAATACAGCAGTCCAGTCAATACCAGCAAGAAACTGTCCTATGTTTTGACCAATCTGATACCAGTCTACAGATGCAATAGCATCGGACATCCAGTTAAATATCCCTGTGACAATACCGGATAAATCTTGTCCTGCTTCGAAGAAATCACCATTGAATAAATCTTTGAATAACTTTTTCACAGGCTCAAGAAGTTTTTCTATCTTATCAGCCCAGCCAAGAGCTGTATTCTGCATCTTGTCGAATGCTTCCTGCCATACTTTTTCGTACTCTGCAGTAGCATCCATGATTTCTTTGGTAAGGTCAATTCCTGCTCCACCAGCACCACTTCCGGAACCACTGGATTTTGGTGTGGAAATAACTTTCAATTTATCAAATGCTCTGATTCCGCTTTGAGCATTTTTTGCGCTTGTGCCAACTTTATCCAGCGCATCTGCCGTATCTTCCAAATCTTCATTGTACCCGGATACACCTTGACCGAATGACGAAAAGTCAATCTTGATTCCCAGTAAATTTGCAACACTAACAAGCAGTCTCTTAATCGCAATTACGACACCGTTAATAACAGGAAGTACTTTCTGCAATACCGGAATAAACAACTGACCCAGTACCATACCAGCTTCTTTTACGTTGTTAGTAAACTGGCGAATCATATTACTTGGAGAATTGATTGTATTCGCTAAATCTCCCCATGATACTTTGGACTGGTCTAAGATTGCAAGTAAACGCAACTGCTGTTTCTCTGCCTGTGACATTTCAGATACAGCTTTTTCAATGCCGTATTTGTAAGCATAAGTCTGTAAGGTGGCATTCGTGATATCAATACCATACTTATACAGTGCTCTTGACTGACCGATCAAACCGGACTGTAAGTTTGTTGCAACTGTACTAAAATCCACGTTAAACAGGGAGGAAATATCACCGGCAAGCATTGTCATGGACTTTGAAATTGCCGTAGTAACTTCTCCGGTCTGCCCTAAAGAGTTGGTAATAGATGCAAGTTGTGAAGCGTACTGCGTAATCTCCTGTAAATTCAGTCCCAGGTTCTTCATTCCGCTTTCAGAAATCAGCCCACCGTCTACATCTACTTTCAGACCGGACATTTTGCCAAGCAGTTCATTTACACGGTTTCCGAAACTCTGCGCATAATCTTCTGCATTGTCGTAACCGAATTGTTCAAAATCCTTGCCCCATTCCTTGCCGACTTTATTGAATGCTACCGTGTAGTAGTTGAATGCTTCGATATAGTCCGTAGTTCCCTCTATGGACTTCCACAGACTTTTAATTCCACGGATCACAAGGAAATATGTTGCGTAGAATCTGCCGAAAGCCGCAGCAAGGCTAAATGTGCTTTTCGTGGCTCTTCTTGCGCTTACCGTATAGGTGTTCAGATTACGTCCTAAAGAGTTTGCTGCTCTCCCGGATGCCGCACCAGTAGATGCCAGTCCTGCCAGTGCATTTGTCATGCGGATAATGTTCTCACTGACATTTGGAGCGGTTGAAAGAGTTGTAAATAACTGCTTCAAATTCTTTGCCAGTAAAGGAATGTTTGTGACTGCTCTGCCTGATGCCACACCACCAAGTCTTGAAATCGAAGATGCTATGCTCGCAATATCCCCTACTCCATCTACTTTAGTTCCTGCCATGTCAGCAGAAAAGGTCTTCAATGCAGATGAAATTCTGCTTAATCCGCTTGTATCTATTTTTCCCATTCTGTTAATGGAATTTGTCAATGTGGAAATATTCTTAATACCGCTTGTATTCATGGAACTGGCGGCATTTGCGATACTCTGTATGCTATTAGAAATGCTTGTCAGTTTGGATGTATCAATAGACAAGCTTCTCTGAAAATTCGTAAGGCTATTTGCCAACTTATCCAGTGCGTTACTTGCGTTATTCGCATCCGCTTTTATTTTAATCTGTAAAGAATCAATATCTGCCATACCGCACCGCCTTTACCGCAATAAAAAAGGAAGTGTCTGCCACTTCCAAGAAAAGAGCGGCAAGCTGTGACACCTACCGCTCCTAAAATTACTTTTTGAGATATGCCCTTGTAACCGCACCGACTTTTCCATCTACAGTGATTCCAACACTCTTTTGGAATGCTTTTACTGCATCAGAAGTGGTTTTTCCAAAATATCCGTCAATGTTCGTCTTACCTTTCGCATTTACAGACGGCATAAATCCTTTCCTTACAAGTTCGTACTGCGCCCACTTGACATCGTTTCCCTTCATCATTGCCAGACGCTTGTAATAAAGAAGTCTTTCCGGCTCTGTATAAGGGTTTCTATGGCTTGTAGAATCCTCATATACGGCATCTAACTCCTTGTACCATACATTCATGTCTACATTGCCTACAATGCCACCTACACGCCCTTTAGAAGTGTACTGCCAGCCTACCATGTTTGGTACTTGCGGTTGATACTTCACATCACACTTGCCGTTATTCTTGCCGTACCGTGCAATCCACATGGGATAATTCACACCGCCATAAGGCTTAATGTATGTCTTGTAAAAACTTTCCCCAGTGTATACACCGAACTGTAATCCTGCATCAGTAATAACCTTGCCGTAAGCATTGATAATGGAAATAATATTTTTGCCAAGACCTTTCATAACGGCATCTTCAACATCAAGATATACTGTCACTTTTCTACCGTTAAGAATAGTAAGCACTCTTCTTGCATCAGATCGTGATTTTGCAACCGTTGTAATATATCCGTATTCATATACTCCGTGCACATGGACATTGTGCTCTTTACAACCTTTCCAGTTCTCTTCAAACTTCTTGTCCGGGTTCAAATCCTTACGGATGACTTTCAGAATAGCAAAATCAATACCGTTCTGTTTTACCGCCCACCAGTTAATCGTCCCCTGGTATGAGGACACATCAATTCCTGTTAAACTCATGTTTGTTTCTCCTTTTTTGGGTGTGATAATTCAAAATTAGCCTGCATTGCCATAAGGCCTGCGAGGAACGCTTTTCTTTGCTTCTGAATTTCTTTTTCATTATTAGCAATGTCCGCACGTTCTATAATAGGCTTGTCAATATACTTCGATTGTGCTTTTCGACCGTTTAGGCAATGGTCTATTGCAAAGATTAATGCAGATATTCCGTAATCTCCCCACCGTTGCCATGAATTCCTATCTTCTTCCTCTTTTTTGAGTTTATATCCTTTGTAGCACCACTCTAATTTCTTAGGATTCAGATGTTTGAACTCTTCTATCGAAATTCCCATGGAAAAAGCAAATGGAAAATATTCTTCCCATATTATTTTGTGCCAGTCGATTTCTTCTTGTGATCCTGTGGCATCTTCGTTACCTTGCTGTCCTCTTTCTCCATCTCTTCCTTGGTCTGCGTCATCATTTCCGTCAGACCCGACAGTTCGAAAAAACCGTCTTCTTTCATACAGTCTGTCAGTTCTCCATACAGTTTCACAAAAGACAGACCGTTTGTTTTCATGTATTCTTTCATTAAAGCATTGGATTCATCCGGTGTAATATCTTCATGGTTTTCGATAAGACCAGCATAAAAAGCCGTTTTGCATACATGAGGAAATTCTGCAAGCATATATCCGCTACCATCTACAATTTCTTCTGGTGTGGGATTCTGTACATTTTTTGCTTTTTTAGCTACATAGCCACCGGAAAGCATAAGAAACATCTTTTGAATCAAATCCTTGCACTCCACAGCACCGAATCCAAACTCTAAAGTATATTCAACATCATTAACTAAAATCTTCTTCATAAAAACATATCCTTTCCCCAACATTTTGTTGGAAAGGAGCCGCCCGAAGACGGCTCTATTTTTGCTAAATCAATGTTTCGTCTACCGTTTCATCATTGTCAGCCACGGCAGTGTTATTTGTTTCTGACTGACTTGCTATTCCCCCGTTGTCAGTGCAACAGTGGAATCCAAACCTTTGTATTCCTCAATAGTAAGGTTCATTTCAATCGTCAGAAGTTCATTCTGTCCGATCTCTGGCTGTGGAATCTGCTCAGGTGGCTGTGCCACAACGAAGAAAGATTTCTCTTCTCCTGGAATTACAGTTTCAAACCACATTCTATTTCCACCAGTAAGAGCCTTATAGGCTGTGATAAGTGCAGTCCATTCAGCCACGGTCTCTGATGTGAAGTTGACTGTGACTGCAAAAGATCCACCAGTATCTGCACGACCTTTTACATATCTGGTGATTGCATCTTCTAACGCAGAAGCATCAATCTGTTCCGGTTCAATGTTAATGCCGCCAATGGCATTAATTCTTGTAAGTTGCTTAAAACTTGTAGGTTTTGTTCCGGCGGTTGTCTCTGTACCATATCCGAAAGTAATGCCTAAAGTAGAAATTCCGGATGCTGCCATAATTTATACCTCCTTAAATTTGCATAAAAAAATAGAGCCGAATGGCTCTAATAGTTACAATTTATCATCAGCACCTACGCTTCTTCTGAACCGTGCAGTGCTTCTGTATGTGTCCTGCGAAGTATTATTGAACTCTGGCATGTAAGTTATTTGAAATCGCAGACGTTTGAAAAGTCCAGCAACCGTAGCCATGATAGCTTCGGCTTCTTCTTGACTTTTGTTTGTTATCACATCCACCTGGTATGATGCTGTTATTCCGTTAACAGAACGTGCTTCAAGGTCTTGTCCTGTCTCTGTGAACGGCATAGCATGAAAGTACACCGTAGGGAATGTAGGGTCTGACAAATCCTTGCTTTTGTCCGTCACATAAGCTTTAGGATGGCTCTGCGGTATCTTCATTTTTAAGTACGATGCAATCTTGACTTTGAAATCTGATACCCACTGATATTCATTAACCGCCATTTCCAAACACCACCTTTGCTGTCTGTAATACAATTTTACGAAGTTCTATTGCAGTCAGGTACATAAAAGGTCTTGAAGGCATACCTTTTGTTATATGAAGTTTTCTGTCATCTCCGATATAACTCCAGTAGTATTCTCCGGCTTTCACATAAGTGCTTCCATGCACTTCAATGTCTTGTAATGCTTGCTGAATTGTTTTACCGGAGTTGTATTTCCATGTAACACCTTCCGGCAAATCATACGGATAAGGGTTTTCTGCCCCCATCTGGCCTGTGCCAAACTCCACAAAAAGTGCATGGTCTGTACCTGCAACTACCGCCCAAACACCGCCACCTTTTACATAACCAACATACTCTGCATGAATGCTCCGTAAAAGTTCTTGGTTAAAGATAGCATCAAGGTCAGCAATCTGCACTCTAGCAATCTCTACACCCTTTTCTGCCAGTGTTTCAGCCAGTAGCCTACATTTATACTCTAAACTATTTTCATATTCTCTAAGAGCCTTTACAGCCGCTTGTATGGACTTTGGGTCAAACAGGTTAATGTTGATTGTCTTTCCCATATCACTTCACCGTCTTTTGCAACAAAAACAAATCTGCTGTCAGTCCCTCATCTGCAACGCCTTTGACAACATAGTCCGCAGTCTTGCTGTCCACAAGTCCGTCATCGTCACGACCTACTTCTGACTTCTTCCAGATAACATCCCCTGCCTTAATCGGCAAATAGCCCTTGTCGGTCACAATCTGACAATACGAACTGGAATCATCAATACCAAATTCTTTTACCAGTACTTCCGACAGCTTATTACTGATGTTGGCAGAAAAAAGGACGGGTTCAGAATATCCAGTAGTTTCTCTCAAAACCACTGGAATCCTTTCTCCGTCCATCTCGATGTACTTTATTGCTCCGTTTTCGTCCCGGTCATAAATCGTGACTTTTTCTCCCTGCCGTGAGTACTTCATTTCCTGCTTGTTAATGTCAAGCATCTTTCTTCACCTGCTTGTAAATCTGATTTACACCAGTGCTTGCCAAACCGGAAACAATTCCTACCGCAATCGCATTCAGTACATCATTTGCCGGGAAATCCGGAATAACATACATTCCTACTACTCCGAGAATGCCACCGACAATGCCGACAACAACCGGGATGTAGTTATCCTTAATAACCGGAATCAGCTTCGCTCCAATACCGGCAAGATAGCAAATAACCACGATTGCAACACAAGTTCCTACCTGTGAAAAATCCATCATTCCTTACCTCCGTTCTCTTTAATGTTAAGTCTTTCCTCAATTCCATCAAGTCTATGATGTGCAGATGCCGTACTGGCTTCAACCTTTGTCAGCTTCTGTTCATGCTCTGCAAGCTCTTTCTTCATCTCTGAACGCTCGCTTTTCATTTCATTGATAGTATCAAGGATGGTGTCCAGTTTCATGTTGATGCGTGTGTTTTCTTTCACACGTTCCTCAATATCCTTTGTGTCTGTTCTTTTGCTGTTTTTCAGACCAATGTAGACGGAAAAACCGAGTGATAACACGCTTATAATGATTGCTGTAGATAACTCTATAGTCACATCATATACCGCCTTCCTAGTTTGTTGGCACACCGCCCACCACCCTTAAAGTGTGCCGCCTGCAACTTTATTACTGGAATCAGTAACATGGTCACGCACAATCTTCTAAACCCCTCGATTTCGATGGGGTTATAAAACTTTTGCAAATGGGAAAACACCCACAAACAGTTCTTCCCGGTCTCTCCATGTTCTCGACACTCCATTCTCTGAATAGCTTGCCATGAAGTTTTCACCGGCTTGCGATCTGTCATACACGACAAGATTAACCACCACGGACTGAAATTTTTTCATATCCGCAGCAATCTTCTCTTCAGTGTAGCTTTCCGGGTACATTCTTTTTGCTCTGATGTCGGCTTCTGCTTGACTGATAAGTTGTTCCAAAAGAGGATTTTCTTCCAAATGGTCAAACACGACCTCGGAACTTTCAGAATCAATATGAAATTGTTTCAGACGGATTTTTACTTGCTCCAAAGTCGTATATTCTGCCATGTGTTACCTCTTATTCATCCTTTGCAGTTACCGTAGTAATACCTGCTTTTACTGCTCTGTAATTAGGATCACACTCGATAATCATAATTTCCTTGCCGGTTATTGCTTCAATTTCAGAAATGCCGTCCCAAGTAGCATACGTCTTTACATTTCCAAGATAAGAAGGTAATTTACAATCATCTGCTACCTTGTATTTGTAAGAATTGTCACCGCTTTTTGCAGGGGAAACGCTTACTTTCGTGTATCCATTAGTTGTTTGGCTTGCAGTGCTGTTCACTACCAATGTATCCAAACCGCTTTCTCCTTCGGTTAAAGTACCGATTACGATTCCATAAGGGTTAGGAATTACAGGAATAAACACGCCACTAGCCTTAGTCCACTCAGCAACCGGATCGGGAGTTGCCCACTGGGAAATAGTAATGAATTGCTTTTGGGACAGGCTTGTAAATGCACTTGCCTTTTCTTCTTCCGGAGTTACGCCCCAAAGTCCAGTACCAATCTTTCCGTTTCCAGTAGATACATAAAGAGTAAATACATTATCCGGTAAAAATCTCTTGGGAGTTCTCGTTGTATTTTCCTTGTTGGCAATTCCGTACATATCATCATCAATTACCATGTTCAGACCATACAGGCTAAGTAACAGATTTGCCACTTCTGCCGGAGTAATTGCCATTCCAACGAAATTAACTCCCTTAATAGCTTTCATGATTCCTTCATTCTTAAGCATATAAGAGCGCATTTTGGTAGAAGTCAGTGCAGTATTGACAACATATCCTTTGTCAAGAGCCATCTGAACCATGTCTGCAATATCTCCAAGGATATCATGGGTAGGATCTTCCCAGCCTTTCAGTGCCTTGAACTTATTTACTTTGAAGTCAATAGCAAAATTGAGACCATTTTCGTTAATAGTCATCTTACCAGTAGACATAACCTCCATTTTTGCGATTTCAGTTCTTGTCTTAACAGAATCAGAAAGCCGACCCATATCGTCATATACATAGTCAATCAGGTTGCTTTCTCTTACGCCATGATTCAGTAACTGGCGTAATCTTTCAGACTGGTTGATTTTTTCCTTGATCAGCAGCTTTTCTACGCTTACTTTTTCGAATCCAGGTCTTACACCAATAGCAGCCTCGGTATCAAATGCGTGTACCATTGCTGCGGTAGGAAGATCCATTCCCTCGGAAAGTCTTTCGTACTCTGCTTCAAGGTTCTCGGTCTTGATATCAGGGAAAAGTCGATCACCTACATAATTTCTTGCTATAGAATAGTTCTGTGAAAAGTCCAGTCTATCCTTATCTGTAATCATTGTTAATACACTAGGCATACTGTTCTTACCTCCGTAATTTAATCAAAGTAAATGCCGCTTGCTTTAAGTGCGGTTTCGGCATTGGTATCTACTGCAACAGGCAAATTTTCCTTAATAACACGGCCTGCAATAATTACAGAAATAGGCTTCTTTTCGTCATCTGTAATATCAACATCCTCAAACACAATTCCCTTCGCAGAAGCGTTATTTGTTGGAACCACAGTTCCTGCCTTGATGATCTTCTTATCATCTACCTGTGTTGCCATTGCTTGTGTTCCCTCAAAAGTTTTTAACACAAGTCCGACTTCACTTGCTAAAATATTTACACCAGAAGTGTAAGTAGTGGTTTTCATGTAAGCCATAACGTTTATACCTCCTTGCTTACTGTTCGATTACATAGCGCTGATTATATTTCTTTGCCATTTCAGCACCTTTACTTTCAGTTCCATCACCACCGCCAGCAATTCCACCTCCAGGATTAGTAGATCCGTTTGCAATCTCCTGCTCCTTGGCTTGTGCCGCAGCAGTCTCTTTATCAGAGATAATTTTTCCGAGAACATCAAAATCAAAACTGCCGTCATCCTTTACAACCTGTGCCGCCTGTTCTGATGTGATTTTGAATTTGTCAGCCGCACTTGTACGCTGAGTTGCTAAAGTCTGTGCTTTTTCCAACTCTGCGATACGATTATTTGCTTCCTCTAACTGCTTCGCTGCCTTTTCCTGTTCGGAAAGATTTTGGTCTTTCATGGCATTAAACTCTTTTTCAATGCCCTGTAACCGTTCCAGTTCAGCATTGTTTTTGGTTGCCTTGGCATTTGCTGCCTGAACATCCTTGCTATTCTCAGCAATGATTTTTTCAATCTGTTCATCAGTCAAACCCATAGCTGTCAGTTCTTCTCTCTTCATAAATTACCTCCGTTATGTCCTACGAATTTTTATACGGTGCAACGACACCGGTTGACATTGCCGGTTTATACGCTCACGGCATTGCGAATTTTTATAAAATAAAAACAGCCACCTATTTCTAGGCAACTGTCTTATTTTGCATTTGTTTTACAATTTCCTGTGCTTTTGCCATCTGCTCTTCCATGTTGATAATGTCAGCAGTTTTCCACAGAGCATCAAGGTAAGGCTTGGAAAGGTTGAAAGTCTTTTCGCAATCTCCCCAAAGTCCAACCGTTTTGATTGCAATAAGCGGATGAATACCACACTGCAGAAGTTGCAGTAATGTCTGCGACTTGGTATACATATTATCTTGTGGACTGTGGTTAATCTGCACATCAAAATCTCTAAGAGTGATTTTCAGATCTTCTTTCTTAATGCGAATAACATTCAGCGCAACCTTGGCCAGTCTCTTCTCTGCTGTCTTAACAACCGGATCCTTAAGCCTTGCTCTTGATTTTGAAAAATCCCATCCGTTTCTCAGCTCAACCGCACCCTGCGTATCACCGCCAGTGTTTCCTTGCTTGTTCGGTATTCCCAAAATTGAAAGTGCGCTGTCTGTTAAATCGTCTTTGGAGACCTGTGTCTGCGTTTGGTCAAGTTCCTGTGACATGACATCCACATCAGACTTATTGTCTTTATTGATGGACTTTACAACCAATGCATGGTTCATCTTCATTTTTTTGAACTCTTCTTCGTCAATCTCACAGTTTACAAATTTGTACCACGCCTGGATAAATTGCTCTATGCCGTCCATTCTGTTTGACTGCGTATTATTGATTGCATCCAACAGATCTATAACAAGTTCAATATCAGACAACCGCTCATGGTTGTTCGGAAATTCTACAATCGGAATACCACCAAATCCGTGAAGTTTCCATGTATCAGGAACAACCGCACTGTTTTTTATCTTACATTCACAGGATTCCGTGTAGCAGAGCTTGTACCACTCGCCATTTTCATCTTTTAATTCCTGTACCGCCAAAATCGGTTCTTCAGAACTGCGGTTGTAAATAACAAACGTATTCAGAGGATTAGGTGCAACCACACGGATAGGCACATCTCCATTCACAATCTGAATAGCTTTGAATGATGTTCCGGTTGCCGACTGCCACTCACCAGCTTTTATGTCTTTCTCGTGCTTATTTGCATCTGCTAAGTAATCATTCAGTTCATCTACTGCCTTATTTACAGCTTCATCATCTTTTCTGCTGACAAACTGAATAGGCTCTCCGTAAGTCTGAGCGACCTTGAATTGCACCCATTCAAAAGAATGGTTCTCTACTACTCGATTGGTGATATCCTCATTTGACAGCTTTGTTCTGTATAGTACCGGTTGATCTCCTTTGTAGTACTCCCACAAGTACTTGATAACTGGCTTATTGTAATAAAAAACACCGATGCAATCACCGATAACCTTTACAATGTTGTCTTCGGTTATCTGCTCCACATCCGTATATGCAATTTTTCTACCGTGACAACCCTTTACAAGGTCTTGAAATTTCATAGTGTTCATATTTTCACCTACATAAATGTCATTCCGCTACTCTGATCTCTTTTTGGAAGTTTCTTGATCTCACGTTCTCCGGTCTCCGTATGGTAAACAACCATCTTATCGCAATTCCGGCACTTATATGTCTTGTCGATGTGTGATTTTGAACTGCATTCACCGACTAACCGTCCGCATCCCGGACAGTACACTCTAATTTTTTGGTTAAAAATCATAAATACCTCTTTTCTGCGCACAAAAATACCGCCCACATAACGTAGACGGTATTCCCGGCTGTTTGCCTTTTAGGAGGATTAGAAAGCATCTTAAATATTTTCGTCAGTTTAACATTACCATTTTTTATATATGACATTCAATGACATCATTCATTCAAATATCCTTCTCCGTATTTCTTTTCAAACTGTTTCAATGCAGTTCCGTGAAGTCTTACAACCTGTCTCCATGAATATTTCATTTCTGTTGCGATCACTTCAAAAGTTTTCTTTTCTATGTACCTTGCGAACAGAATATTGTATGTGTTTTCATCTTCCATGCTGTCTATCTGCTGTATGATTTTTTCTTTTTTATCGACAAGTTCGTCCACCATGCCATCTATTTTCCGTTCCATTTCATCAATTTTGGCATATTTTGTTCCTATTTTGTCAAAATTCGGTGTAGTCTGTACCCTTTCACCGCTTTGCGGAGCAGATATGCTTACCGCCATATCTTTGAGTTGTGCGATTTCCGTGAGTTTATTATTTATCATCCGATTAAGGCGGCTTATTTGCCCTAAATATTCTTTGGTTGTCATATCAATACCTCCGTCCGAAAGAGAATGGGTTTTGAATTGCTTCTGCTCTTGCCATTCTTTTATTTCCGTAAATCATGTCACATAGTTGTGCCGTAGAATCTATCCCGTCATCATGCTTCATTTTCCCTTCAAAAGTAGCAGACAAAATATTTTGAAAATACTTTCTGTACTCTTTTGTTTGATATTTCATGTCCACAAAATGAAGTTTTCGTATGTCTGGAGCATGATTTTTGATTCTATCCATTTTTGCAGTCTGATTGTCTGCCGGATCATGACTTGTGTTAATAGGATATCCGTCTTTTTCCCATATCTTTTCACAATCTGTACGGTATGCTGATGTTGTCTTTGTTTCCTCAAAATGGACTTCTGCTGTCTTATTATTAAATTTATCTAAATGTCTTTCCATTCGTGAAGTAACTTCCGGTATGGTAATTTCCTTATCACCGTCATTGTAGACAACATCAGTGATATAATGTTCTCCGTCAATCTCATAGCAGATAGGCATTGATACAAAATCACCGCCACCATAAGCAGGGTCATTAGCTGCAAATATCCTATCAGGTCTTATTCCTTCAAGTTCTGCCGGATTAAAGAAATTCATCATATCGACATTGAACATCTGACCTTTTCTTTCAATAGGCTCCTGTTGATACTGTGCAAACCATGATGCCATATCGTCATTGTTCTCAAAAGATGCCATACGTCTTTTGTAATCAAGAGTTGTATATCCCAAATGATACGGATAATCAAAATTGCTATCTCCGTTTTCATTTAGTGCAGGAATAATAACCTCTCTGTGCCGTATGCCTTTGTATTCAGGATCATTTTGTAATAGGTCTAACCGTCTACCTTGAACGTCCTTTTTCGCCCAACGTGTTCCTATCCCCAACAATTTAGCCTTTCCAGGCTTAATTCTCGGCATAAAGTTGTTGTCGAATTTTCCCCATACAGTATTTTGCCTATCTTCACTCAATGCTTCATCAATACCGCTGAATAAGTCATCATAAACTCCAAGCCCGTCACAGTCACAAGCACCATTCAATGTTCCGTAAATGCTTCGCATGGTAAATGTTGGGTATGTCTTTTTACGGATAAGGTCTACTGTCAAATCTTTTCCATCAGTGACTAACTTTTTCTCAACTATGTTTGGATATATTTCAGCATATGTGTATGTCGGGTCTGTAATCATTTCTATGATGCCGTCATAGTAACCACCAGTAATTTTGTCCGAATATGCCGAATACAGATTAGACCGTTCCGGTCTGTTAGAGCCGAACCACAGATTACCCATTTTTACTATTTGTGTCTTACCGATTCGTCCGGGACAAAACACCATTCCTTCATCAAGCACATCATCGTACAAATCTTGAATAAGCTGTGCTACCTGCCGTAATGGATTTATTCTCGGCTGATAAAATCTCTCTTCTACCGGTCTGTTCTTTTCCATGTATAGCATGAAGCTTTCAAATCGGTAATGTGCTTCAATCAGAAGCGTTTTGTAATAGTCATCAACAAGGCTGTATTTTTCTTCATGTTGTTGGCTGTATTTTTCAAGGTCAAGTATTCTACCTCCTGTCCTATCCATGCAGAAACGCTCTACAATGCCTTTAGAACGGTTTGTTATATGTAAGCCATAAGTTATATCCTTTTCACCGTTTATAGCCACTCTGCAGGCTTCTATATACGCATCAATGACCTGTTCATCAATTCCCTTTCGCTGTATGTAATTGTCATAACTGTTTACTGCCGATATAAGGCTCTGACTTGCCAATATAAAAGAGCCTCCTTTCCTAAAATTTTGGAAATTTGGCTCTCTGCGTAGGCACTCTACGACTGGTGCTCTAAATATTCAATTTACTTCCAATCAAAATACGACCGTTTCCCACATACAGGGCACTTGATATTGTAACTGCCAAGACCATCATGCATTACACCCATTATGTCAGTTGCATCGCATTCTCTTTTCTCGAACTCAAATATCGAACCGCATTTATCGCAGGTTAATCTTTTGGTCGGTGCTACTAATTTGTGTCGTTTTATAATTTTCATCCAAGATTCACCCCAATTCTATTGATTTTCCCACACTTCGGGCATTTGATTTCAGCCTGTCCGTTGAATTTGCCTAAAAGGCGGTTACACTTGCTACAACGATGTTCGGACAATTTTGCATAAAAACATTTTTTCAAAGTTTCCTCGTCTTCCTTTGAATTAGCCATAATAACCGGCTCATCTCCCAGCGTTGCGCATTCAATTTTTATATCTTCAATATTCCCGATGTTTTTAGGTGTGACCTGTCGAAACGCATCACGTTCTATATTTTCAATTACTGCTGTCATGCTCATTCTTCAATACTCCTATCAAATCATGCATTTGAATCAGTAGTTTTTAAATATTCAACGAACTGTGCCCAAGCCTGTTCGCATGTTAAATCGCCAACAGGATTTTGAACATAGTATTCTTGGAAATATTCCCGGGCCTTTTCTTTTTCATCTTCGGAATATGAATCCCATTTAGAAACTCCTGATTTCTTTTTGAAAAATTCGCACTCATGTTCACTGTCAGCAAATCCAGCACCAGGAATCCATTTTTCCGGATGGTTGCACATTTCAGCCATCCCTACAACTTCGTTTCTATCAAATCCAAGGTAAGCACAATCATGACACGTCATTCCTCCACCAGCTTTCTGCCGCACATGGGGCAAAACTCAATTTTAAAATATCCCATAGTTGCTGCATTTGCAAAAATAACAATACCAGGTTTATTGTCTCTGACATTTTTCAAAATCTGTGCTTCTGTCAAATTTGTTTCATTCGCACATTTATAAATTTTAATGTCTGCTCCGCAGATTGTATTTTCGTCATGCCAGTTTTCACAAAATTTACACATGCTTATTTTTCAACCTCTCCATTAACCGTTCACATTTATCAAGATTTTCGCAAGTAATGTTGTTTAAGTATTTTTCGCTTTTGTCAGACACTGTTGTTATATTCATTTGTATCAGTTTCGGTTCAAAATCTTTACAATACTGACAACAATCTTGAAGAATAAGGTGAAATCCATTCATGTAAAATTCCTCCGTAACCCATGCAGACGGAATCGAACCGCCGACACACATCCTATGCGGATGCCGCTCTTCCACTGGAGCTATGCATGGTTGAGATGCAATATTCCCGGGGTTACTCCGCATTATACAATCGCAGAGCATATTGCATCACTGTTTCAGCCAAAACATAGACCACCTGTTAACAGACAGCATAATTTGACCGAATAGTTGGGATGATGGGACTTGAACCCACAGCCTATGCCGTAGAAGGACACTGCTCTTTCCATTTGCGCTACATCCCAGTGATCGGTACGAGATTCGAACTCGCGTTACCACCGTGAAAGGGTGGTGTCTTACCACTTGACTAACCGATCATGTGCGTTTCCATAAGCTGTATGCCTACATTTAAGGCGCTGACACAGCGCAACACTTATAGCTATTTTTATTTTCGCAGGGCATCCGCCAGTTACCTGCTAGCCGGTTGCGATCCGACATCGTGGGGAAAGAAGGAGTCGAACCTTCGATGTTTCTAATGTCACGGTTTTACAGACCGCTGCAATCGCCACTATGCGCATTTCCCCAAAACCTGTGCCGTATAACCACGACTAAACTTCTGGCACACCTATCTGCTACCTACCGATTATTGCAATCACGGTATCGTCTTATCGACGCAGATAAAGTTTTTCACCGCTATATGGTTGCAATGCTTCAAGCGGTTACGTGGAAAACCCTCACGAGCCTTGCGACGGCTCTTAACAGCATTCCGCTATGAGGGGAAAGGAGTGTCTCCAATGGAAAAGTATGGAAGACAATTCGCAGATGGCAAAGACCGAAAGAAGAAAACATCTGCGAAACAGGACTACCAGGATTCGGACCTGGGAATGCAGCAGTCAAAGTGCTGTGCCTTACCGCTTGGCGATAGCCCTAAACTCCGGGAGAGAGACCATCTGCTCCCGGATTATTTTTGTGAAACACCCTATCTTTATCTAAAAAAAATTGTCACGCCTGTGTACGGTACTTTGAAAAACTTTGTGTTGTCGAACGCATTATTCCATTTTTCGTTTCCCACACACAGGCTACATACACTCTTGATGCCTTGATTTCTCTGCCACATATCCAATGCCAACACAACACCGGATATTCGGCAATAACAATGGCTTTATGAATTTAACCCATTCAAAATTGTGATATGGGATAATTCGCATAATCTCCGGTAACCACATAAATTATACCCACATAAAAGTTATTCCAAAAACAAGAAACATTGCAGTTGCAAAGAAGAATACTCCGTCTGATGCCGTTTTCTGCTTTGGAGCATATAATGCACTTGCTATTGCGAAAAACGCCATTACTGCAGTTGTCATAATTTTCAAAATTATGAATAAAATCATGTTAACTCTACCTCCCACACAAAGTAATTTGCAATCAGAAATATCAATCCGAACGCAATGCCAAGCACTCTTGAAATCGTATCTGCACTAGAATCCCGTGCAATCTGAAAACAACTTCCGCAAATAGTAAGTAATGCTGTTGAAGAACATACTTTTAAGAATTTCCTGATTATGTTTTTCATTTTTTCTTCGTCCTTCCTTCAATTTCATCGATCATTGCCATTACCAGTGCTTTGGCAAACTGACTATTGTTGTGCATTTTTATCAGCAAATTTCCTTGCCGGATAAGATACGACCAGTCATCATCCGTTTTCGGATTAGCGTACTCTTTATGGATTTTCCAAACCTCTGTGTAGATATCTTTAATCTCCGGTGGCAATTCACATTTCTCCTTAACTGGCAAATCTTCTTTAGGCTCTTTATCAAGCCTGCTCTTTTGGTGCTTCATCTGACAGCTAACCATTTCAGTAACGTTCTCACGGTCTCTCTTGATTCCGTGACCTTGCAGAAATAATTCGCATTGCAGGACTTCACCGCATTTTGAACATTCGTCTTTTATCTCTTTCCCAAATATCTGCATACGCTTAATCTCTACCAGTGACTACTGCTCTTAAAAATACTCCGATGATGAACAGGATATATACCCATGCAGGAGCATGCAATTGAAACAGTATCCATGCTAAAACTATGTAAATAAAAATCATGTGCTGTACCTCCTAAAAGGCTTTTTTATTTTTGAGAATTTTTTAAAAATCATCCACATTCTCTGTAAAACTTTTCTTCCCGTCCGTCATCATAAATAACTCTTGCAATCGGTTCTGCAGAATGATCCACTTTCTGGCACTTTGGAATACTAAGCATATCTACTCGGTTCTTTATAACCTTGATGTGATTGTCTCTCAGGTATTCTTTGTAGTACCACTTGTCAGATAGCTTGTTTCCACCGGAAATGTTTAGTTTTTGCTCACATTCTTTCTTGCCTATCTTTCCAGTTTTGTACTCCTCTAAAATTTCTAAATAGTTTGATACCGGCAACATTTTAGGTCTTCCTGTTTTCTCCGCTCTTTTTATGACCCTTATGTTTAATGATCCATGTGCAATTTGATGGCAAACATGGCAAAGAGGTACAATGTTCCCTATATTGTTTGTTCCTCCCAATGCCAAAGGAACTACATGGTGATACTCTACATCCAAATTACTTCCACAGTTACAGCAAACTGTTCCAAGCTTATCTTTAAGTTCGTCCTTAAATGACGGTCTGTTAAATTGCAATTTGTTTTGTGTGTAAGATAACTCCATGTTAGTATCACCTCCTGTCGAAGCCTTTTTATTTTTTGGGTAGTTTACTGTACTTAGTAGGGCGGGTTTCCGAATTTCTATAAACCCCCTCCCCCATCATCACCAACATATTTCAACTATGCGCAAAATTCGTGCTTCGCGCAGTCTTTATTGACACGTCCTTAACTATCCCATATTTCCGCACGTTTCCGCTGTTGTTGCTAATCATTCGCATCTATGTTGCTATCGTCATACGCTCCTGAATCGGTCAACATTGATGTATTTTGTCCATTTGTACCGCCTAACTGTGGTAAATCCGAAGCAGTTAATGCTTGCTTGTGGTTCTGCTGCTCTCTCGATACTCCGGGAAGGTTCCACCCATAGTGACGGTTTAATATTGCCAGGATCCCCACAGGGTTACGCTTTGCCGTGGCAAGTTTTGCGCTTAAAGACTCTTCACGAAAATCCGATATCTTTTTGCCGATGTCAGAACACGATGGACTTAATTTAGTCCCCTCATCTCTCCAAGTAGCTATTGTATATCTGTCTATACCTGTTAATAAGCTAAATCCTATAGCTGATACCTCTTTGTCATACATCATACACATATATATATAATAATCACATATACGATTAACCAAATCATAGTTATAAGCATTATAGTTACTTACTCCACCGGTAAATGATCCAGTAGTATTTACAAGGGATTTAGACTTAAGACAGTCAGGCTCATTAAATGCATGGCGTTTGATATACATAAGTGCAGCATTCCAGACACTCTGAGACTCTTGCCTAATATCTTCGATTTTCTGATCCTTGCAGAACTGGGAAAGGTATAATTCCATATCGTTCTCATATACCTGGGATGTTTCTGTATTTTCGACTTTTTCCATGTTCTGCACCTCCTAAAAACTGCAATAAAAAAATCACAAGCATCACTCAATAAACCTATGTCTTTTGATCTCCTCCACAGATCAGGTAAAAACATAAATTTACAAAAGTGACAAGCTAGTGACTTCTTGTCGTTTCCGGTCTGCCGGCTCCGGTGGTCTTGGTTACAATCTGGGCGGCTGCGTATCCAGAGGGGGTTGGATTTGCACCGCTGTCACTCGCACCGTATTAACGTCGGCTCCCTAACTGTTTTTATCATACCATAAGTGCTATTTATAAATCTACAACAACCTTTTACGCATTTGACAATTTGTTGTGGTTGTATGTCTGCCGGTGATCCTGAGTATATAAAAATCATGTGCTTAAAAAATATCATCCGTGTAAATTTGACAAATGGGATTTTATAACAGACAGATAGGTGATTTTTGCAGATGGGTGTATGGTGGCAGCCGGTCGGCTCTAGTATTTATATATACTTGGTTATACAATGTCTTTCTGCTCTTATTTATTTTTATTTTATTTAATCTCTTTTTATTTACTCTAATCTTATTTAATCTGCGTCTACAAAATGTCTACAATTTGTCTACAAAATTTAGCACGTTAAAATGTCGCAGTGAAAATAGATCAAGAAAAGCAGGCTGTTACACCTGCTTAATTCCTGTTTATGCTGTTGCTCTTTCTGTTCTTCTTATCCGTTCCGCTCTCGCTGTGATCCGTTCAATTAGTGCCCTGTCACCGTATGCGGTTTTGCTGGCCAATAACTCAGAATCGGTCATGTTCTCCAGTGCTTGGAGCGTTTCCGCTTGCACCGTCTCCAGTGCCTGGAGTTCTGCCAGGTTAAATTCTTTCAGCCTTTCGGATTCCGTTGTTTCCAGTTGATCCCGATAATACCGGAAAAACTGCCGGACGTTTGAGCGAATCCGGGCGGCTTTCTTTGCTGTGATCTGCTCCGGTGTTCCTGTCATGCTTTCAACTCCTTTTCTCTTTGTATTCGTTCCATACCTTGCTTGTAAATTTCTTCCGCTTCTTTCCTCTTGCGCTCTACCCATTCAACATTACTTTCATCTGGCCGCTGTCCGGGTAAGCCTGCCCATTTCGGAGGATGTTTTATAACTGGTTTAACTTCTCCGTGCTCTCTAGCGGCTCTTTCTGCCGCTGTTTTGGCTTGTAAAGCGTGTAGCCGTTCATTTGCCTGCATGAGTGCGATTTTCTCGTCTATGGGGCTTCTAGAGCCTGTCACGGGCGTTTCTTTCGGTTGCTCTGTCACTGTCTGCGGTTGTACTGGTTGCAATGCTGTGATCACGGCACCTATAACAAACTGGTTTACACTTACACCGTTTTTTTCTGCCTGCGCTTTGATCTGCGGTTCTAGGTCTTTCGGGAATCTAATCATTTGGTTAAATGTTTCCGCCATTTTAGCACCTCCTTTTCTTGTGATATCATTAATGCGATATCATTAGTTTTTTATGATATCATTTGTGTGATATCACTTGTTTGATATCGTGATATCACTATAACATTATGTGCATTATATGTCAATAGATATATGTGCATTATTTTTTGTATTTCTCCATTTTTTCAAGTTCTGCCGCAACTACTTCTTTAATAAACGTGTTCGGCTTTTCAATTCCAAGCTCTTTCATTTTGTCCCTAGTGCCTGCCGGAAAAACTATATTTATACGGTCGTTTCTTTTTTCGTATTCTCTACTAGCTTTTAATTGTGCTTCACTTGTTTTGTTTATACCCATTCTTATTACCTCCATACAATATAAATATAGCTTTACTATACTATATGTGCATTAGTTTGTCAATAAAATATGTGCAATATACATTTTAACTAATAAACGCATTGTTATATGTGCATTATTTTGTTAAATATTACATATTGTATATGTGCAATATATTTGTTATTATAATATCAACAAATAAAAAAGCCGGTGACCACCTACCAAGCGAACACCGGCACCCAAAAAGAAAGGCACCCATATTATAACACGGGTGAAAAGGTAAAAGCAATATGAGAAAGAATGAATTATTAGAAGCAATCAACAACAGCAAGGCAAGAAGCGCATGGAATAAAGGTGTAAAGATCTATGCTTATGAGCTTGTAGAAGCTCTGGAAGTTGAAGAGATCCCGCAGGACAAAACAGAGTTAAAAAGCCTTTTACTGAATGGCGCCGCTGACTGGAAACAGTACAGTTGGGGCGGCTGCTCTCTGATTTATGATTGTGACATTGCCGAACGTCTCTGTTGCCCGTCTGAGTTAAAAAAGGTTTGCGGCGGCGAGAACAAACCAAACAGATCCGAGGAATGGTTAGACACACAGGCAAGAGCATTAAGCCATTCTTTTGATATAATTTATCATATTGTTAAATTTAGCAAGTAAGACAGGCTTACACCGGGGATCGTGCCCCGGCTTTTTATACACATGGAGGTAAATATATTGAAAAAAAAATAAAACAAATGACATAATTGGAAAACAGTTCGGACTTTTAACGGTAATATCTTACAATGGAATTAACCCAAACTATAAAAGAGCCGAAAAGGTCTATTTGTGTTCTTGCAAATGCGGAAACACTACGCTTGCAAACAGAAGCGCATTGATTAAAGGCGAAAAGAAAAGCTGCGGATGTTTGAGGGGAAAAAACAATTTTTTAAATTTAACAGGTCAAAAGTTCGGAAATTTAACAGTATTGGAAAGATTACCGAATAAAAATAAGCATATTGTTTATCGTTGTATATGTGAATGTGGAAATTATAGAGAAGTAGCATCTACAAGACTAAAAAGTGGTGAAATAACTTCTTGTGGTTGCTCAGGATATAAACTCGAGCACCATCATTTGTCAAATACAAGGCTTTGTAGAATATGGCGAAATATGAAAACTAGATGCTATAATAAAAATTCACCAAATTATAAATATTACGGAGAAAAGGGCGTTTTGATTTGTGGCGAATGGCGGAATAGCTTTTCTGCTTTTTATGATTGGTCTATAAATAACGGTTATTCAGACAATCTTACTATTGACCGCATAAACCCATTTGGAAATTATGAACCGAATAATTGTAGGTGGGTAACTTATCAAGAGCAGGCTACAAATCAAAGAAGGCATTATAAAAATTAACCGCCGCAGAGGATGCCCGCCGGATCACTACCGGCGGCGGTTTTATGGGTGGATCACACCCAAAAATTGAAAAAGGAGGTTGCCAGTATGAAAGAAAAGAACCTTGAAAGACTTTACAAGCTGTTAGGACGTGCGGAACGAGAGCACGACACGGAGACAGCCGCCGCCCTGCGGTGGGCAATTTTTGAACTTGAAAACGGATAAAAGACGGCTTACAACCGTCTTTTTGACGTGTTTCGTTGGAACTGCTGCCGGCTGGCGGTCTATTTGTGCTACTCTTCCACCGGACCAGGATATATTGACGGATTGCGCTGTCTTGGTGTAAAATCAAATATTACAAGGGGGATTATACAAAATGCGAAAAGTGGGAATCGGTCATGTATATGACATTATGGAAAGCGTAGCGGATGCCGGGGAACGGCTGGAAACCGTCATAAAGGTTGAGAGTGCCGCCGGTGGTATGTCTCCGGAATCTGCAGAGCTGTTGCGGTCTGCGTATGATTCCATGCTTTCTGCAGTCGGAGACCTTGCGAAAGCTGCGACACGGTGACCGTGTGACAGGTCCAGGACTCGCACCGCAGAAGTGAACAGGTGTTCCGCACCTTGAATCGGTCTGAAAAAATCTGCGAAAAAACTCTGAAAACGGATTTTTCAGCTTGAAAAGTGCTACCCCGGGGGGATTGAAAATTTTTAGCACGAAAATTGTAGAAAAATTTTTCTTTCAAAAACCTCTGAAAACGAGATTTTCGGTTGAAAATGCAGACCTACGGGGGTATGAAAACGGTTGACCCAAAAATTTTTACGAAAAAAGTCTCAAAAAATGAGATTTTTAATAAAACCTATAGGGGGAAATATTATGAATTGCTACAAATGTGGTAAAGAAATGAGAGTTGTTCCAGAACAGGTGGCTACGGATGAGAAAGGTCTTCCTGTGTATCACAGAATAGGTTATTGTGATTCTTGCATGTCTAAATTTGATATTGACATTATTGAACAGAATCAGAAACATACGAATCAACAAAATGCACCACAGAAGAAAAAACAAAGCACATTAAGTATACTATCTGTTGTGTTCACTCTTCTTGGTCTTACAATTCCAGTAGCAATTATTATAGCCATTATTGACATTGTTAAAGGTGATAAAAATAATAAAAATCACAGCGGTTCATGGTTTTCGATTATTTTTTCTGCAATTGTAATTCTTGTATATTTTTTAGGTGGTCAAAATGAGGAAAATAAAAATATTTCAAATAATGTAAGTACAGAGTCTGTAATAGAAACAGAAAGTCAAACTATTGAATTACCAGATGAATCAGTTGAAAGCTATCCTACTTATCAAAGAGAAAATACAAATCAAGAAATAGATTCTAAAACAGAGCCTACGGTTGTGCAATCAGAAAGTAATGTAATGGAAAATGAAAATTATGGAGAATATGAGGAGGAAAATGTTTTATCAGAAGAGGAATATAAGGAATCATGTGTCGAATTATTCTATGATGATATATTTTTTTCCCAAGATGATTTAGAGGGAAAAGATGTAAAACTAAATCTTTTTGTGTCAGAACTTTATGAATTAAGAGCAAAAGATATGTATTATGATTATATTCAAGAAATGTTTGGAGAATACAATTTACAAAGGAATTTCTTAAAATGCTGTGTTTTGAGAGAAGGTACTGAAAGCTATATGGGAGAGCAAATCAATGTACTATTTTCTAATGATTATGGATTAAATGCAACAGATTATTCCGGTGGTGAAAAAATAACTGTTTATGGGAAAATAATAGGATACAGTACAAATTCATGGAGAGGTTACAACAAATGTGAATTTATGCCATTATATATAGAGTAATTTTAGGGGCATCCGAAAGGGTGCTCTTATTTTTAAACAGACAAAAAAGAATGTCCTCCACGAAAAGGACACTCTTCTTTTTAAAATACATGTCTGATGCGCTTTTACTGAAAAGTATTGCTACTGTTCAGCTTGTTTAAATTATAGCTTCGACACCTACATTGTAGCATTTAAGAAAAATTTACGCAAGCATTCTTATGTAATTTTTGATAATTTCATCAGCCACAGCAAACACTTCTCTTCCGTAGGTAGCCAAAAAGTCGGCAACAATCTCTTCTGTCTGAATATCCATAGTCAGATTGTAGGACAGGCAAAACGCATGGCACAATTCATGGCACAGAACACGGTCATAGAAATTACCATGAATCATATTTGATATGTAAATATCTCTTGTGTTCCTGTCGGTCATTCCAAACGTATACGTACCGTCAGAACGCATCAGCATAGGGCTGTGACTGCGTACAAGCCTTAAATTCCAGTCTATTCCATTTATCGTGAACAACTTACCACCTCCAACATAAAAGGGGCTAAATAAGCCCCTTAAGTGTTTTAACCGATTTTTGTTACCAGTGCAGACAGCTTGTTTCGCAGTACCGTCTTTTCTTCCGGTGTTGCATCGTTGATGATCTCCGTCATGTCGTTTGCAAGTTCGGTCATGTAGGTGTTCAGGTCACGGACTTTAGCTTCCTTGTCCTGCTGTGTATTAGCCTTATGCAGTTCCTTATTTTCCATGTAGGTTCTGCGGCTCATTCCACTTCTGCCCTCTCTTGCATCACGCATACCGGATGAAGAAGTTTCCGTGTAGTACATACGCCCCATGTCTCTGTCCATGTCACGGTGATACATTTCCGGAGTCATGTGATAATAGGGTGGCTCTTCATAACCTCTGCGGTAGGTTCCACGACCTTTAGGTGCAAATCTTCCGTCAGCATAGCGGTAATGGTCATAGTACCGTCTGCCACCATCACCGTAACGTTCAAACATTTCCATGCTTTCGTCCGGGTCATATTCCTGCATGGTTTTTGTCAGTTCCCGGTAGTACATGGCTTCCGACAAGTCTTTCATCATATCAACGGCTTTTGACATTTCGCAAATATCTACTTTGTCGATACCCTTGTCAAACTGCGCTTTAGCACATTCAGAAAGTTTTTCAATCATTTCATGCATTCTCTTAACATCCATGATTTTTCACCTCCTACGCTTCACGAACGGCAATCAAATTGCTGTTCTGCACTTCAATAGCTTGCGTAGAAGTGTTCTGAACGGCTACCGTACTGCAGCATCCACGAGGAACATCAATGTACGCCTGCGCAGAAACATTGAATAAATTCTCTACTGCTGCCGGAGTTACAATCATTCTTGTGGACTGTAAAGGTTCTCCGTCTACCGCCAGTGCAAGAGAAATTTCCCCAACAGTTCCACCAGTGGGAATCTGAATGTTACCGGAATAACTTACAAGGAATCTTGCACGGCACTGATTAGTGATACCTCTTAACTTCACAATTCCGGATCCCTCTCTGTGATTGATACAGTTACTTCCATTTACGGCAGTTTCGGTAAAAGCAACGTCCGCTCCTGCTGCCACAGTCTGTAATGCTACTGCTGTATATTCAGCCATAATAAATACCTCTCTTTCAAAATCAAAGGGGCAAACCATATAGTCTGCCCCATGTTGTCAGTAATTCTGCATAGCAGACATAATCGAGTTAACTCAATTAAGATACTCAATTATTCAGTTTTAGCAATTACAGCCGGTATTGCAACTGCAGCCATAAGCGTAAGCGTTAGGATTAGAAACAATATAAGCTGGAATAGCTGTAGGATTTACAGAGTTGACAATCTGCTGTGTCTGTGCTGTCATTGCAGTAGTCAGAAGTGCATTCTGTCTATCCTGTGAAGCAGAAAGTTCAAGTTTCTGCACCTTATCTCTCAAATCCGCATTTTCTTTTGCACATAAGTAATCAAGAATTGCTCTAGTGCCGGCATTCTGATTATCAATGATATCCCTTGTGTTGTTATTCATGGTGTTCTGCAATGCGCAAGTATTCGTTGCCATATTGTAGTTTACACCCTGGATAGCTTCACGGGTATCGCAGCAACACTGTGCTAACTGTGCCTGTAAAGCGTTAGCATTCTGCATTCCTGCTACGGTGTCGGCATTGATAGCCTGTTGGATGCCATAGCCAGTCTGTAAAATGTTGGTATTAACGCCATTAAATCCGGTAAGCATACCGTTGTTTACAGCGTAGAATCCGTCACACAGACCGTTGTTGATTCCGTCCAGTTTACCGATGATAGACTGGGTGTCGAACCCTCTTTGCAATGCAGAATCGGTGTAGTAACTGGAATTAGAGCCATTACCGCCCCAACCATTACCGCCCCAACCTCCAAAAGCGAAGAAAAGGACGAAAATAATAATCCACCATGCACCATCGTCACCCCATGCACCGTTGTTTCCATATCCGCTGTTGGCAGGCATAACAGGCATGGTAAAGGGAGTATTGTTACTCTCAAACATAATTTTTACCTCCATATAAGATTTTTTATACTTAATCTTGCAAGAATTTAGTATCTACTTCATAGGAAATTGACGCTTGAATTTTTCAAATTCAGAATCAAAATCTACGCCACGTTCCTTAGCAATATTTCTGCCAAAATTTTCAACACCTGATATGTCACCTTTTTGCGCCATTCCCATTACATTTCTAATCATGGGGTTTTGCATCATCTGACTATTTCCCATAATCCCTTGAATTATTTGTTGTGGATTTCCCATCCCTTTGAGCATCTGCATAGGATTCATCATTTTCATTCTGCATCATCCTTTCTTTGCGATTGTGAAGTTTTTCTTTGCGATTGCGAAGATTTCAACTGCTCAATCTTTTGTTCCAGTTCATCGAAACGCTTCATAAATACCGCTGTGGCTTCGTCTGATAGGTCAAATTTCGCTTTTTCTGTTTCTGACGGTAAATTGTTAGGGTCTGCATCTAAAAAAGGCTTATAGAGCCTTGTATAGATTTTTCCATCTGCTCCCCAGGATTTAGCATATATCTCCGACAGGTCCTGTTTGGGGAAGAATGCTGTGTTGCCATCCATAGGAACTTCATTAGGTGCTATGCACTCTTGCGCCGGTACAATACGACCGTACATCTGTACTGCGTTTTGCTGTGGCTGTTGCATAAACTGCTGTGGCTGGAACTGTTCCTGCTGTGGCATAAACTGTCCGTACATAGGTGTTCTATACTGCGGATTGAAATAGTTCGGATTCATAATCGGCTGTGGCATGGCTATTCTCCCTTTCTTCCATTGATTCTATCTGTTTCGCAATTTCAACTTCATCAAGTGTCTGATATGTCGGCTTGTTCATAAGTCCCAACGGACTGAAATTCATAAGCATTACCCGTTTCTCCTAAAACTTCCTCGATCACATGAACCATGATTGACTGATACTTAATCGGCACTTCCCTTGTACGTTCTTTGCTGAATATATGTTCCAGTGTTTCATCTGAAAATTTAAATTTTCCCATAAGGTCATCCCTCCTTATGATTAAATTTTGGCATAAAAAAAGACGGTCTACCCGTCATGTATCCGTCACATTTCATTCACTATAAAATTATTGGAATCTTTGCAAAAAACTCCTTTCGTTTTAGGCTTGACTACTATTTTGACTACTATTCGACTACCCGTTGCCCGGGAATGCCCATTTTATCAGCTTTTTCGAGTGGAAGCAAGGGGGCTCGAACCCC